ACGCGCTGTCGCCAGCGGCGGACCTCAGTGAGGCAGCCCTCGAAGACCTCACGATCCAGATCATGGGAACCCAGAACGACACGGGCCTCTTGATCAACATCATGCCGGAATCGCTGCACATCGCGCGGCAGGAGTGGTACAACGCGAATCGGATACTGCAGTCAGTCCTGCAGTCCAACACCGCGAATAATAACATCAACGTGCTGAAGGCGACGAATGCGTTCCCCAAAGGCATCAAGATGAACCACTACTTCACCAGCGCGCATGCGTGGTTTATTCGGACGAACTGTCCAGAGGGCATGACGTTCTGGTGGAGGGATGAGCCGATGTTTGATCAGGATAACGACTTCGACACGAAAAATGCCAAGGCCGCGAGCTACATGCGCCTGTCTGTAGGTTGCACTGACCCGCGGGGCATCTTCGGCAACAACGGGCCGTAACCAGAGATAGCAGTAGCTTTATCGAACGCGCGGATTATGTTTCAATAAATCGCGCGTTCTATTAAGGCAGCTGCACCAGAGCCAGCACTAGTGGGCCGGCACTTCCGGCAAGGCAACACGCGTTGGCGGGGCTAGAACCCTCGTCCCATTAAAGGAGCTTTAAAATGCCGAGTACCAATTTTCCTGACGGTTTCGCCAACGGACTCTCCGTTCGCGGAATGCCTTTGCTGCAGATGCAGCCGGGGCAGGTCTTCTTCGTCAACAACAGTACGATTCTCAATCCTGGCCAGCGAGCAGGAAGCGATGGGAACAGAGGAACCTTTCTCGATCCCTTCGAGACGCTGGACTACGCGATCAACACTGCATGCGTGCAGGGGCGTGGAGACATTGTCTTCGTAGGGCCACATCACTACGAGACGCTTCCTGACGCTGCGACGCTTATCATGGGCTGCGCAGGCGTAGCAGTTGTCGGCCTCGGCGGCGGCGTTTCCCGGCCGACTTTCGTCTTCGATACGGCAGATACAGCGAATATCCCCGTCCGCTCCGCGAACATGTCGATCCAGAATTGCCGCTTTATCGCCATCTTCGCAGACGTTGCCTCGGCCTTCACCGCGATTCGAGCCAGTCACACCGCGTCGATCTCGGGCACTACGCTGACCTCGACAGTCGCCGGCACCGCTCTCATCTACCCTGGCGCTAACGTGATGGGAACTGATGTTCTGCCCAGCACGATCGTCGTAAAGCAGCTGACAGGCTCTACCGGCGGCGTCGGTACGTACCAGGTCAATCGCTCCCAGACGGTCGCTTCGGGAACGCTTACCTTCGGCACGCAGGGGCTCTCGATCGAACGGAACGAGTTCATCGACACAAGCAGTACTCTGAACTTCCTGGCCCTTGTAACCGGCAACGCTACGTCGAACAGCCTGGATTCATTCAATTTCGAAGGAAATCGAATCCACAGCCTCGGCACGACAGCCGCTACCACCGCGCTGAAGATGCTCGCTACCAACAGTAACCAGACGATAAACTCGAACTGGGGCACCTGGGCGGTCCTGAACGACACGGCGGCACTGCTGGACTACAGCACGCTCAATCCACTTAACCGAACACAAGTTCGACCGGCGGCAGCTTCGTCAGCGGCACTGGCACGGCGTGGACTGGTCATGCACACGACAACTATGCGTGGCAGTTGGATAACACCGCTGGCATCTGGATCGCCAACGCGACGAAGCTCGCATTCAGTCAGAACTTCAGTCCGATTACTGGCGCGGCCGAGAAGTCTGGCCTGATCAACCCAGCCGCCGTCTAACCTCTTAATTCAAAAGGAAACTGAAATGAGCAATCTCGATCGTCTTGCATACAACCGCGCGGGCCAGCTGTTCATGGCCGCGAACGTCTCCGCGAAGAACGTAGTGGCGGTGAGCACTACTGCCACGGGCGTGATTCTCTACAATCCAGTGGGCAGCAACAAGACCCTCTACATCGTCGATGCCAGCTTTGCCTGGACCACCGCGCCAGCCGCCGTTCACAATCTCGGCTGGGCTATCATGGCGCCGAACATCACAGCGCCTACGGGCCTCACCGCCATCGGCTCGGGCGTCCAGTCCGGACAGGGCTTCGGTAACGCAGGCAATTCTGTCGCGCTGGCCTACGATGCAGCGACGCTGCCTGCCGCGCCTGTGATGCGGCGGATCGCTGGCGGTGCAGTCTACGGCTCGGGCGTCGGTGAGTCGCCCTACAGCATCATCGACTACATCGACGGTGCGCTGGCAGTGCCCGCGGGTGGCGCCTTCGTGTTTGCAGGCGTGACGACCACGCTCGCGGGCCTCGGCTCCGTAACCTGGATCGAAATCTAAAGGAGGGAATGCGATGGGCCAAGTCACTGTAATTAAGGCAGTCGAGGGCGAAGCGCATGTGGTGCTGCGGATGTATATGGAGGCGGATGGGAGCGGGGAGTTAGTCAACTATCCGTTCTTTTCACCTTCAGACTGCAATCCGGCGCTGAGCAATAACAAGCCAACCTTTCGCCTCATGCAGATGTGGGGCAGTGGAGTTTGGTTTGATCTGTCACTCAGCGCAGGAACGCTGGTCCCTGTGCCCATCTGGACGTTCGCGAGGGACTGTGACTTTCATGTGGACTTCCGGGGCTTCGGCGGCCTGTTCGACCAGAACGTCTACACGGTGCCGCCGCCGGACGACAGCGGCGTGCTGTGCCTTTCCACGAACGGCTTCGCCCAGGCGGGTTCGCGAGGCAGCTTCGTGTTCGAACTCCGGAAAAGGAGCTGATCATGCCCTTTAATCAAGGCGTTGAACGGGCTCGTACTGAGACTATGTTTGGAGTTGGCGGTGGTGGTGGCATGGGGAGTGCCGCCGACGTTCCGATTCTGAGCTCCCCTACTGACGGAACGCCAACAAACGCTGGCGCGACAGATGCAACAGTCTCCTCAACTGCAGGAAGCGGCACGCTCTACGTCGGCGTAGTCTCGGATGGAGGCGCGGCGACTAACGCAGAGATCATCGCGGGGTCTGGCGGAAACCTTGTCGCCGGCGCCTCGACAAGCCAGGCAGTGACGGCCTCTGGCACGCAGACCGTCGCGGCCATTACTGGCCTTGCCGCCGCGACACAGTACCAGATCCTCTACCTCCACGTTGGCGGCAACAACCAGCAGTCTAATCAAGCCAGCGTAGGTTTGCTGACGACAGCATGACCGCCCCCGCCGACAACACTCCTGCGTCGATTATCGCCGACGCCTACTTCGACGCAGGCATAACGCAGGTTGGGCAGTCGTCGGACTCCGAGCAGATCGCGCTTGGGATGCGGAAGCTGACGGACCTCATCAACCTCTGGCAGGTGCGGCCGGGGCTGAAGCTCTGGCTGAACGTAGATACTGCAGTGCCGCTGGTAGAGGGCCAGGCGACCTACACCTTCAAGCCCTCTGGGGACGTGGATATGACAAAGCCGCTGCGGGTGTTGCAGGGATATAACCTGGATTCCAGCAACATTCGGCGGCCCCTTACTGTTCTCGCGTGGGAAGAGTACCTGCGCCTTTCCCAAGTCACCGGCAACAATGGTCAGATCAATAGCTACTTCGTCAACAAGAAGCAGAGCGAGCTAGCCGTATCCTTTTGGCTCACGCCGGACGCGACTGCTGCCACGGGCACTGCCCACGTCCTGCTGCAGACCCAAGTGACTAACTTCACTAATGTCACAGAGGAGATGAACTTTCCTCTTGAGTGGCGGATCGCCCTACGCTGGGGCCTCGCCGACGAGATCTCTACAGGCCAGCCGCAAGCGATCATGGACCGCTGCCAGCAGCGAGCCGCGATGTATCTGCAGGTCCTTGAGGACTGGGATGTCGAGGATGCGCCGACTCGTATCACGCCTGACCAGCGCGCTGGTATGAGCACTGGGAGCTTCCGCTGATGGCTGGAGGACTCGTTCAAGACCCACGGCAGGCCGCTGATAAGCAGGCCCCTACGGTCACTTTCCCAAAGCGACTGCCGCTGATCGTTCAGCCGGAGAACCGCGACGAGAGCACTCTTAAGGACGCGAAGCTTCTCAATGGCTACGTGGAGAAGAGTGACGCGACAGGGGAATACTGGGTCTACAAGCGGCCGGGGTTGCTGCAGACTGCGACGACTATCGCGGGGAATGGGTATGGAGTCTACAACTGGCTCGGCGACATATACCGCATTCAGGGCGCGACGATGTACAAGAATGACGTTGGGCTGTCAGGCACCCTTGACACTACGGGCGGCGTCTATCGGTTCTCTTCCTGCCTTGGCGCGACGCCGAAGCTGCAGTTCGGCAACGGCGTAAAGTCTTACAACTACGACAGCGGCGGCGGTATTGTGCAGATGTCTGGGGTGAACTTCCCCGGCAACAGCTACGCTACGGGAACCGTCAAGGGCTTCGCCTACCTTGACGGAACTACCTACGTCATGGATGCAAACGCAGGCATTCACGGCTGCGATTCCCTAAACGACCCGGCAGCTTGGACGGACCTGACCAACTTGATCAGTGCCCAGATCGAGCCTGACAAAGGCGTTGGACTGATGAAGCAGCTTGTCTACGTAATCGCCTTTAAGCAGTGGACAACGGAAGTCTTCTACGACGAGAAGAATGCAACGGCCAGCCCTCTCGGCCCCGTACAGGGCGCGAAGGTAAACTATGGCTGCGTAAACATCGACACAGTGCAAGAGCTAGATGGGACGCTTCTCTGGGTCGGGACGAATAGATCCTCGTCGGCCCAGGTGATTATGCTAAACAACCTTAAGCCGGAGGTAATCTCGACGAAGCCGATCGAACGGCTGCTGGGAGAGATGACCTTTACTAATATGCTGTCCTTCGGCATCAAGTACGAGGGGCACAGGTTCTACGGATTCACTTCTATTACAGACAACCTTACCCTTGTCTACGATATGACGGATAAGTACTGGGCGCAGTGGACGGATTCCTCGGGGAATTACTTCCCGATCATCTCCTCCACCTTCAATTCTAGCACCGGCCGCATCCTTCAGCACGCGACTAACGGGAAGCTGTATCTGATGGATGCAGCCTACCACAACGATGATGGAGACACCATTACCTGGGACCTTTACACGCCGAACTTCGATGGCGGGGTTCGCCGCCGTAAGCAGATGACTATGCTGGAGTTCATCGGGGATCAGACCGCCGGAAGCGTCCTGCAGGTCCGCACGAACGATCACGACTACGACTCTACAAAATGGACAAACTTCCGCCGCGTGGACATGAGTGTGAAGAAGCCAGTGCTGACGAACTGCGGCACTTTCACGCGCCGCGTACACCACCTACGGCATCAGTCCAACACGGCCCTGCGTCTGCAGGCGATTGAACTTCAGGTTGACCTGGGGACGCTGTAGTGACTACTGTATTCCAGCCCGCGCCAACCTTTGAAGACCCGGTAATTGTAGACCCGGTAACGGGGAAGAGCGTCTTCAGCCCACTATGGCTGAACTGGTTCCTGGAGTTCGCGGCGAACGTGGGCTCAAGTGGTGCCGGGGGCGTGTCTGCGGTGCAGGCGTCGGGCGGCACGACGGGACTTACCTTCTCGGGCGGCCCTATTACGACGAGTGGGACGCTTACACTTGCAGGAACCCTTGACCCGGCAAACGGTGGCACTGGCCTTACCAGCCTCGGAACTGGAGTAGCAACTGCTCTAGGCGTCAATGTCGGAACTGCTGGTTCGCCTGTAGTCAACGGTGGTGCGCTCGGAACGCCGTCTAGTGGAACGCTTACTAACGCAACCGGCCTCCCGATATCGACAGGCGTAAGTGGCTTAGCCGCCAACGTAGCCACCTTCCTCGGCACTCCGAGTAGCGCGAATCTTGTGGCTGCGGTAACAGATGAAACGGGAAGCGGGGCGCTCGTATTCGCGACTAGTCCAACGCTGGTAACTCCGGTGCTTGGAGTGGCGAGTGCGACGAGCATTGCTACGTCAGGGAATATCACAAGTTCGTCCGGAAGTATTGGTTCTGGGACGGCGGCACCTAGTTCGAAGATTGACGCAACAACTGAGGGACTTGGCGTGGTGCAAACAGACACGTCGGGTGTTTCATTAGTAAATACAACAGATGCAGCAGATGGCGCACAGCAAATAAGTCCATCGTTGCGGTTTACAGCACGCGGTTATAGTAATGCAACTGCTGGAAGTGTTCAGGTAGATTTCAGAAATTGGTTATTGCCCGTTCAGAGAGCTTCCTTCGACCCAAATGAAGTTTTGTTGTGGGAATCTCGTATAAATGGGGGGGTGTGGACGAAACGCTTTGGAATTACGAACGGCGGCCAAGTCCTAATACCGGGGGAAGCTAACACTGTAACTGTGCCGACAAACAATACGGTGATTCCGCTTATTCTTTGGACCACAACCAATCAGGGACTACGATTATTTCCGTCGGCAGCAACTAATACAACCATTATGTATGACGTTTCAGACGCGACAACAAGATACGCTGGAATGGTGTATGACGGAACAAATAA